CACACACACACAATTAAAACCAGAAAAAAAAATGAAAAATTCAAAGTGAAGGTTGAGAAACTCTTCCAAACTACTCCACGTCCAGACCGTAAAGGCAAGGGTCGGAATGTTCCACCTCCGCCGCCAGCGGCACCTCTCGCCGGATAATTGTTTGAACTTAATTAACAAAAAAAACAAAAAAAACAAAAAAAACAAAAAAACAAAAAAACAAAAAAACAAAAAAACAAAAAAACAAAAAAACAAAAAAAACAAAATAAACAATATTTTTTTAATAAAGTATTTATAAAGTATTTATAAAATTTTCCATTCACAGAATAAATTTGAAATTATAAATTAATATTTTTGAATAAAGAGATTTAATAGAGTTTGACATATCAAAATACGTAATGCCCTGTTCAATTTGCTCCCAATCTGGCCACAATAAAAGGACTTGTCCTGAAAATGCTTCAGCAATCAACAGCTGGTTGGCTACAGCGTCTTCGGATGTTGTGGACCCTAACGCACCGGTTGAAGTAATTCCAAGACCCGTTTCTGTGCCTTCTCCACAGTCCAATGCCGAAATGAATCAGGCGCGTGCCGAGCTGAGGCGCGTCCTGGGTACCGGCGCGAACATGATTACTCCACGACAAACGGAAATGGTTGTGTGGAGGAGCACGGGTACCCGCCCCCCCCACCGCGGTCACGTCCATCCGTTCTGGGAAGCATATAGTAGTGTATCCCGAACACTCTATAATATGGTGCCCTCAACAAGGGTTTCGGCAGCGGCACCTCTTCCTGTTCCGGTACCAGTACCATTACCAGAACCTGAAGTGCTCAAGCGTGAACCACTCCCCAAGCATATTTCTGTTGCTGTTTTCGGTACTCTTGCTGAAGAAGACAAACGCTGCCAGATCTGTTTGGAGGATTTGACAAAAGATACTCTTGTTCTCTCCAATTGTGGTCACAACTTCTGTGCAACGTGCTATGAGGATGCGCGACTTGTAAATTGTGGAACTTGCCGGAAAACTTTATAAATAGACAAAAAACATTAAAAAATAAAATAGACAAAAAACATTAAAAAATAAAATAGACAAAAAACATTAAAAAATAAAATAGACAAAAAAATCTTTTTTTTACTAATGGAAATCAATAAATTTGAAATTTAGATTTATGATAATTCATATCTCAAAAGTTCTTAAAGAATTGAATTAAAAACAAATGTCTGCTCAAAACACGTTTTACTGGACATATTCTGGACAACATCATGGGTTTTCAGATATACCTTATCTACTGACACTAGAACTTCTGGAAGAGGATTATAATGAATATCTTTTCCTTCTACAGAAAGCATATGAAAATAATATTGATATTAGTTATATTTTGAATGATACCAGTCACACACAAGGGTGGTTTTCACCTCATGTAACCTGTCTTGCTTTTCTAGTTGGATCTCATACAGATGCATCTAAGTCTAATTCATCTATATCAAGAGCATTCTATGGAGCAAAAATGTCTGAAGGTATTTCAGATGAAGATGGATGTGTGATCTTCAATCTTATGATAGTATTAGGTATTGATATATCAATTAAAAATTACTATAATCAAACAATAATGGATGTATTAAATACAACTACAATGATGTATTCTAGAGAAAAGAATACAAATTTTAAACAATTAGTTCAAACATATTTCTAAATAATCAATAAATATTTAAACAATAAATAATTTTTATATAAATGTCTAAAAATGTCCCTTTTAAAAATGATATTAATAAATTATTAAATAAGTATGAAACACCTTTATATGTATATGATGAAAATAGTATTGAAAATACAATGAATAATTTAATAAATATATTTAATAAAAAATTTAACTTTCAACATTTTTTTGCTGTAAAAGCATTACCTAATCCAAATATTTTAAAAATAATTATAAAGCAAGGTTCTGGTTTAGATTGTTCATCATTAACAGAATTAAAAATAGCTGAATCATTAAAATTAGATCCAAATAAAATAATATTTACATCTAATTATACTTCTACTGAAGATTTAAAATACGCATATGATATGAGTGTTATTATTAATTTAGATGATTATAGTTTAATTAATAAATTATATAATATCTATAATAAATTCCCTAATAAAATATTTTTTAGATTAAATCCAGGTATAGGTAATACAAATTCAATTGTAAAATCTAATATATTAGGTGGTCCTAATGCTAAATTTGGTATATCACCTGAAAATATTATAAAATGTTATAAATTATCTAAAAAATTAGGTTGTAAAGAATTTGGTATTCATATGATGACTGGATCATGTGTATTAGATAATGATTATTGGTCGAAATCTATACAAATACTTATAGATAATATAATTAAAATTGAAAATGAAGTATATATAAAGATTAAATATGTAAATATTGGTGGTGGTATTGGTATTCCATATAAATTAGATGAAAAATCAGTTAATATCAATGAACTAGTAGATAATATTTATAATATATTTATAAAAAATAATAGAGAATTACCTATATTATATATGGAAAATGGTAGATATATAACTGGACCTTATGGATGGTTAATATCAAGATGTAATTGTATTAAAAAATCATTTAATTCAGTTTATTACGGATTAGATGCTTGTATGAGTAATTTAATGCGACCAGGTATGTATAATTCTTATCATTATATTTCTGTTTTAAATAAAAATAATAATGATTTAATAAAAGCAAATGTGGTTGGTACATTATGTGAAAATAATGATTGGTTTGCTAAAGAAAGATCATTACCATTATGTAATGAAGGTGATATTTTTATAATTCATGATGTTGGTGCTCATTCACATTCAATGGGATTTCAATATAATGGTAAATTAAGATCAAGTGAAATATTATATACAAAAAATAATGAATTTAAAATAATTCGAAAAAAGGAAACATTTAATGATTATTTAATAAATATTATATAATAATAATATATGAAAGAAGTTAAAATTACTAAAAATTATATAATATCTAGATTTGATAAAGAAGATGTAGATATTTTTAAAAATGAATTATTTATATATTTATTAGGAAAACAAAAAAATATTAGTTATATTCCAAAATTAATTGATTATAATTGTGATAAATTATATATTAAAACAGAAAATGTAGGAATTACATTACAAGATTATTGTGATAATTATGGATGTGAATTTGAAGATTCTTTTATACCTAAAATAAAAATAATTTATGATAAATTTATTAAATTAGGTTATTTTCATAATGATCTGCGTCTAAAAAATATTGTTATTAATCCTACTTCTAAAAAATTATATTTAATTGATTTTGAATTTACAGATATTAAATATAAAGATTTAGATGATGAAAATATTATTAAAAAATTTAAAATTTTATCTAAATATAAATCTAAATCTAAATCTAAATAATTTAAAATAGTATTAATATATATATATATATAAATGAAATATACTCATAGTTTCATTATGCTAACAGGTTTTACAATGAAAGCACAAGATATGAAGTATTATACACAATATATTAATAAATTTATTCCTAAAGATATTAAAATAAACTATATTTATCCTAAACCTCCTGTAAGAAAAATTACTTGTTATGATGGAACAAAATATAATGCTTGGTTTGATTATATTAATGAAATGGTTGAGAATGAAGATGACGATATTAATTCAGAACATTTACTAGAACAATGTAATAGAATACACAATATATTAGATAAAGAAGTTAAAAAATATAATGGAGATTATAGTAAATTATTTTTACTAGGATATTCTCAAGGTGCTTGTTTAGCACTAGATTCAGGATTATCTTATCCTAAAAAAATAGGAGGTATAATAGGATTTAAAGGACATATAAATATGGATATAGATAAACATTTAGGTGTTAAACAAGATATATGGGTTACTCATGGAAAAGGTGATGATACAATTGGGTTTGAAGTTGCTGAAGAATATTATAAAAAATATAGTAAATTAGGATATGATATAACATTTTATAAACAAGATAAAAAAGTTAATCATGATGCTAATTCAGGTATAAGATTTCAAATGAGTTCTTTAAAACCTTGGTTATTGGAAAAAATATAACTTTTTCATTCCTATTTTTTTAAAATTTGAAATTTGAAATTTTTGATAATTAAAATTTAATTACATCTGTAAAATGATGATATTCACAATGTTTGTATTGATTTCAACTATTAAATATTGTGAAGCATTCATAATTGAAACATTAACAATAACTTCTATTTATACTATGTTATATTGTTCTATCAAATTAGATTATGATTCTAAAAAGGGAGATATAATCACTATAGAAAAAGATGATAATATATATAATCAAATAGATATATATAGAGGTCAATTTGAAGTAGGTTATACATCATATATTAAAAAATTTCTTAATTATTTATTACATTTTACACATGATGAACTATTAATAAGTTTCACAGTGATTTCTACTATATTATCAATGATAATCTTATATTATATATTAAAATTAATTAGTTGTTGTTGTTGTTATAATAGAAAAAAAAGAAAATTTAAATATTAATTTATTTATTATGTTAATAATGATATAATTACTTATATTTTTTTTTAAATGATGTAATTTATACGAAACTATATATATATAAATTTGAAACTTTACATAATATTTTAATATATAAAAATATAAGTAATAATGTCTGATTCACAAAACACTTTTTACTGGAGTTATTCTGGTCAAGAACATGAGTTATATGATATTAATGAACTACTAACAACTGGTCTATTAGAAGAAGATCCAGTTGAGTATTATAACCTACTTACTATAGCACATGACAATGGTATAAAACTAACATGTCTTAATGATAGATCTTCGAAAGACACATGGTTTTCACCACATATAATATGTTTATCTTTTCTAGTAGGTGATAGATCTGATTATAGTAAATCTTATCTATTTGATTATCCAGATACTTGTTTTTATGGTGATAAAACAATTGAATTATCAGAAGAACTAGGTATGAATATTCTGAAACTACAAGTATCACTTGGAGCAGATATAAAACTAAAAAATTATTATGAAAAAGATATAATTGAAATTTTAGAAGATAAAATAAGTATTAATTCGCGTGAAAATAATCTAAATTTTATAGAATTTGTGAGAAGAATTTATAATGAACAATAAATTTATAAATATTCTAATGATTTTAATCCATTTGTCAATAATTCTTCTATAACATTAACAGTCATTGAATTACCTATTAATATTTTCATTCTATGATCTGATAACGTTATTTTTTTATCATCTGGATTAAATCCTTGTAACCAGAAATATTCTTTAACAGATGCTTTTCTTTTCATAGGAACACACCACATATTAGGTTGTGCTGTAATACATGGACACCATTTATTAGAATTAGGAAATTTAGCACCTCTAAATCCTGTATCTATAAATACTGAATCTTTAGGTATATTTTTAAATAATAAGTTATTAGATTCTTTTATTTCATTTTTAGATTTATTAGATTTATCTACATATTCATTTATATTTAACATTTCTCTTTTTTCTGGGAAATTAAATTCTATTTTTTTATATTTATTTAAAACTCCTATTATATATAATCTATCTCTACATTGAGGTATACCTAAATCTTTTGAATTAATTACTTTATGATAAATAGAATATTTATTAATATCATTTAATCTTTTTAAAATATCATTAAAATATGAACCATTATTTAAAGTACATAAAGTTTTAACATTTTCTAATATAAAAAATTTAGGTGAAACTGTTTGAATTACTCTAATACAATCTTCAAATAAATTTAATCTTGGATCAACTGCTGTTTTGAATTTATTTGCTCTACTATAAGGTTGACAAGGGAATCCAGACACATATATATCAATATATGGTATTTCATTTACTTTTCTTTTAGTCATATCATTAAATAATATTTTAGGATTATGATTTTTTTTTATATATTCAGTAGCATATTCACTAATTTCAGAAGAAAATTCGTGTTCAAATGATAATTTATTATTTTCACATATATTTTTTAATGCTTCAATTGGTGCTTCAATACCTGAACAATCTGTACCAATTTTAATCATTATAATTATATATTTGAAAATAATTTTAAATTAATAAAATTATATAAAAAAAAATTTAATAAGAGAATTTAATATATTTATATAGATTCTGTATTATATATACTAGACATTTTAAATGAATGATTATATTGTTTCATAGTTAATTTATATTCATCTTTAACTCTCTTATATTTTGCTGATATAATATTATTTTTACGATATAATTCTTCATATTCAG